GTATATAATGATCTCTACTTTTTTCATTAAAACTAACTTTAAAATCTGTTGCTGCATCTGCTTCTGCAATTTTTCTAAATGAATCTATAGCTTCTGATATAGGTTTAGATATTTGTGCTGCTATAGTTGTTGTAGGAAATTTTGGAATACCAATATTATCAGCTACACTTGATTTTAAACCAACTTGTTTTTTTGCTTGTTTTAATGCCATAATTACTCCGTTTGTCCTGGATCAAGAGGATCATAATAATTATCATATTGTCCTCTTGCTTTGTATGATTTTGCATAAGATCCTGTTTTAAATGCTGATGCAGCTATATTTGCATAAGCTCCAAACTCTTGAGCTTTACCCATAACTTTAGTTGTATAAATTTGTGTTTCTATTTTAGACTCACCACGCAATGTATTAATTTTAATATTGCTTACATCTTTTGCTGCAATTCTATCTATCTCAGTTTGAGTAGATAAAAAATGTCTACTTGTATCACTGTAACCAGAACCTGCTACAATAGCTAAGTTTTGTTTTCTTTTTCTTCTAGCTTCTTCTAGTACATCATTAGAATCTTGTAATCCTTTTAACTGATTATATTTTTTTTCAGTTTCATATTCTCTTATAATAGCTTTGTTAGTTGCTTTTTGAGCTTGTATTTGTGAATAACTTCCGACTGCTTGTACAACAGTACTAGCAATAGCTAATGTTACAGGATCAGCACTCATGCAAAAACTACCTCCACACTCATTCCTAATATTTTAATTGGTAACGGATCATCTTGAGATAATGTTACTGTTGGACTTTTGCTATAACCTAAAAAGAAAAATTCTTTTTTTTCAGTTACAGGTGTTAAGTCAGAACCACCAGTGAAGTTAACTTGTTGGACTACTAAAGATTTAGAGGTTGTGTCTGCAGCTTTTACAGTCAAATCTAAAGCAGAATTAATATCAATGATGGCTCTTGAGATTCTTCTTGGTAAACCAGTTAATGGCCCTTCTGGTAATTCTTTGTCTATTGGCATAGTTTCAATAATAGGTGTATAGTTAAATCCAATTTTTACTCCAGTTGCTCTTGGCGAATTTAATGTAATAGTATCTGCAGCAGTAACAGTAAACGCACCTAATGAGCTATTACCTTCTACTGCATTAACAGATTCATTTGTATAAATACCATTTACAGAATGAAAATATCCTTTAACAATTGTAACAACAGCATTATCTCCTGGACTTGCTGCTAAGTTTTGATCTAAGTTAAGATCATAAGATCCACCACCATTATTAGTAACAGCTTGAATAGTATATTCAGTAGCATTACCTGCAATAGTAAATGTTTCGTTAATTTGTGGATCAGAAGAAAATCCATCTATTTTAACAACAGCTCCAGATTGACTAGCACCTTGTACTAATGGTGTTCCTCTTTGACTAACTGTTGATGTTGTTTGCATATCTAATGTAATACTATCATCATCTCCAAATTTTTCTAGTGTATATACTGTAGATCCATTTAATTGTCTTTTAACAATACATACTAAATATTCATTTAATGTAACTACTGATTGATACAAATCGTTTTCTTTAGTTGTCCATAGACTCCAACCTGCTATTTTTTCATCTCTTACAGAATGAAAGATAGCCATTGTTCCTGGTAATGTAGTTCCATTATTAAGAAAGAAAGCATATTGTTCTGGTCTAGTAAAGTTACCTTTTATAATAGCTACTTGTTTAGGGTTATCAATTAGATGTTGTGCAAGTATTGATACCGAAGTTGATTTATAACCATCTTCAATATCTGAATAAACAAATTCTCTTACAGCTTTACCATTCTTTTGAATAAATCCTGCTGCTTGATCAAACATAACTGGAGCTGTTCTACTAATACCATAAGGTGTTTGTCTTAATACTGACACATTACCAGGAGTAATAGTATTGTCATTTGCTCTTGGAATATAATATTCACCACCGTCTGTAAATACTTGTAAGTCTTTACCAGATAATAAGTGTCTTACTTCATTAACTTCTGAACCTGCAATATCTAAATCAATAGCTTCATCAGCTTCTCCAGATCCAGGACTAAAATTAAAATACTCAGATATTCTAGAAGCAAGAATACCAGCAGGTCTAGACTTTAAACCACCTAACCAAAGTCTATTACTATGAAAAGTAACAGCTTGTGGAAATCCTCTTTTAGTAGATATAGATTGTTCTGCCCAATCAAAGTGTGGGCCAGTATTAACCATGTCTTCAATAATAGTTATAGTAACTTCTGTAGCAGAAGTAAAACCAGTTATCTTACCTTGCTTTTTATTAATCTCTATATAATCTCCAACTTGATTACTTGTAAAAGCATCAGCACTTGCAGTTACAGTTCTACCTGTTCCTGTTGCATGAGAAGATAAACTAACACTAATTGAACTAGCTGCGTATTTATAAAATGGTCTTGTTGTTTTATTAACGCCACTTACAGTTACTGAATCGTCATCATCAAATGCAAATATTGAAACTGTAAATGAAGTTGCCGAATCTCTAAATATTTTTCTAGTTTCATTATCTCTATGAGTAATAAAAACAGTATCACCAAATTGAGCAAAATTTAATTCAAACAATTGAGCTGTAGTCCAATTACAATTAGTTGTATAATTAGAAACTATTGCACTACCATTTATATTATAAACATCCATTCTTTGATTAGATAAAACTATAATAGCTATTTCATCATCAGAAAATACAAATGGAATTAATCTAGATTCAGCAGGTAATGTTGCTAAATAAGAAGTACCTGGTCTTCTCATTAAACCACCTTCTGCTAATAATGCAAAATTTCTACATTGCTTAGCACCATTAGTATAAGCAGGTGTATCTATTCTAGTAGCTAGTAGTGGGTTAAGCTCTCCAGAAGAAAAATTGGTTAATACAGTTTTTAATGTTCTTGCCATTATACATCAGTTCTCGTAGAGTTTCTTAGATTAATAAATCTAGAAGTATCTAATTTTCTTGTAGTTACTTCTGCTGTATCTATATTTTTAGATATTAAAAATTGTCTATCAGACATTTGTTTAAATTGATTTATCATACCAGCATCTCTAGCAACTGAACCTGCAAATAAAGAAGCAAGTTCATATTCCAAAGCTAATCTAAAATGAGCTGGAAAATAATCTTCTTCTACTCTGTAAATATAATCTAATACTAAATTATGATTTGCACCATAAGTATTAACATAAATCATATTTTTATATCTTGTATAAGGAATAATATAATCGTTAACTGTTAATGTATTAATTTGTAAGACTCCAGGATCAGCAGGTAGCTGATAAGCATATTCATATCTTCCTACTGGAGCTGTTGATAATAATGATAATTGTTTTTGATTGGTAGCAAACTTCCATCTATGTCTTGTTAAAGAAGCTTGTAAAATATCTTCATAAACATTTGAAGCAACTAAAGCTTCTGTAGATCCATCTGTAAAAGAAGATATAGGTTGTGCTCCTATCATTACTAATGCTCTTGCACATATATCTACTTTTGATGTTGCCATAAATTCCTTAATTAAGAGTGAGGGCGAGTTTCCTCGCCCACACAAATTTTAGCGTTATGCTAATATTACAGTTGTAACTGTACTAGAAGATGATGCTGAAACTATTAAAATGTCGACTACGCCATTTGCACCTCCACTGTTAACAAAAATTATGTCACCAGCAGTTAGGTTTTCGTAATCAGCAAGAAAATAATCTGCGTCATCTATTGTTCCAATTGCATCTCCATCAGTGTAATACCAAAGAGAATTGCTTGGACCCATCTGTGAAATTTTTTTCACAGGATTGTCTGTTGAGTAAGCCATATTATCCTCCTATTACTCTGCACATTTTTGAACTCTGATACCATTATCATCAATCAATGTACCACCTATGCTTAACATAGAAGTAATTAAGTGAGAAACTTTTTCTGGTATGTAGTTCACTTCAGTTTTAACATCAGAACCTATTCCTAAGCCCAGTGATGATTTGTGGAAAGCTACAGTATGTCTATCAGTAGAACCAGAAGTTTCTAGTCCACTGTGTACAAACCATAAGAATCCTAACCATCTTTTTGCAGTCATTCCTCCAGCATATGGAAGCTCACCTTCGCCTACATATTCTACTCTAGAGAATTGATCTAATGCCAGTAGATCAGACCATTGTTTTGGTCCTACTACCCAGTATCTTTGGTTATCATCTGGAAGGTCATTAGTATTGAAAAGTTCCATCATAGCTGTTGCTTTGCCAAGATTCATTCCAGTACCTGTTCCTGATGAGTTGTTCGCAAGAGTCGTAGCTCCATTCATAATCCCAGTTAATACACTGTCGGTTTTTCTACCTAAAGCGTATGCTGCAGATTGTGAAACTATTTGTCTTTCGTCAATGTTTACCTTTAACTCGTCTAGCTTGTCAACGTAATCAGCTGCATAGTAATCAGTTAAAGTGGCACTCACGTTAGAGTGAGATAGATCCATTGCTACTACTTCAGCATGTCTTGCTTTAGTATTAGCAGATCCTTTTGCTACTTTCTGAAACTTAACAGTGTTACCGTTAACGCCATTCACAGTTCTTACAAGATTCTTTAACTTAGAACCCATTCTTTGGTAAGCCATGTGAACTTCTGCTTCAAACTGAGTAATAAAGGCATTCGTTATTGATGTTGCCATTTTATTGTCCTTTGTTTGTTGTTAAGTTACGTTTATTATCCGATTATCTTACAAATGCAGGTTTGTTATCTAATTAAAGGCAAACATTAAACATTTTTAAGGTCTTGATATAGAAATAGATTTGTTTAAATATTTAAACAACGCACAATTACATCCATACTTTAGGAATAGTAATTACTTCTCCAAATTCTAAATTACCTTTTTTATCGTAAGAATATGTACCAAACAATGTGATATATGTTTTGGTTTCTTTGTATATCCACATTTGACTAGATACAGCTTTAGCAGGTTCATGATCATCCATATCAGATTTATTAACCCAACCTGTATCACTAATTGCATCTAGCCAATGCAAATCTTTTTTAAGTTTTTTATACTTAAATTTACTTTTTTGTTTCGTATGCTTTTTCATACAGCTCTGTTACACGTTTAATATAACTATCATCTCTTTTGCTAGAGTCATAATATCTAGGATCATTCATCATAGATTTAAGATCTCCTAAGTCTGGAGTTACAGATACTTGTGTTGGTGTTGTAGGCATAGGACTATCTTTAGTCATCTTCATGATTTCTTCTATTGCTTTTACACCATCAGCTGTTGATGCTATACTTGAAAAAGTATTATAAGCTTCTGGTGATAAATTCTTCTTCGACCACAGCTCAGCAGCTTCAACTCTTTCTTTAGATGAATCTCCTAACTTTTCCATTTCAGCATTTACATCTGGTAAAGTTGCCATTGCATTTGTTACAAAAGCATTAACACCTTCATCAAATTGTTCTTGAGATAAGCCATTCTTCTTAGCTGTATCTTTCCACCATTGTACTATTTCCATATCATCTGATACAGATACATCTACATTTTCTGGAAGTTCTGGAATATTAACTTTATATTCTTCTGGTGTTTTACCTAGTCTTTCTTGTTCCAAATCTTGTCTAACTTGTTTAGACAGATCTTCTGTTCTTGAGCCTAATTTTTTCTCAAGAGCATTATAACTTGAAGCTAAATTTTCTAAATTAACTTCTTTTCTATCAGCATCCCAAAATTTATCTTGTACAAATTCTGGTTTATCGTTTACAGTTTGCTCTTGTGCTTCTGTGGCGATTGGTGCTGTTGCATTATCATCTACCATCTTTTTCTCCTTTTTTTATTCTTGTTTGTATTACAGCTGTTAGAAATCTCATTCCTTCTAAATGAAATAATTTATTACTGTCTATATTAGGACCAGCAACTGCTTCAGTTGTAATTGATTTAATATACTCAAGAATTTTTTTTCCTTCATCACCCTTGAATACACCTGCAAAAGTTTTATTAAGATTACGTTCTTCTTCTTCACTTCTAACGTAACCATCAATAGATTTTGCAGGAATTGGTCTTTTTTCTTTAAGTCCATCCCAGCTCATTATTGTGGTATTTCTCCTTCTTTGGGAGCAGTTTGTAACTGACTAATCTGTTGTACTATTTGTCTTTGTTCTTCTTCATCACGAATAAGTTTTTCAGGCAAATTCATTTTCTCAGCTAGATACTTAGCAGTTTCATTTTGATTAACAATAACATTAATCATTTGTGGGCCAAAAGTACCTGCAATAATTTCGTTAAATCTATTTACATCAGAAACATCTTGCATATGTTGAGCTTGAGCTAATGGTGATCTAGCTCCTATTTTAACTTCTCTACCATTAACTTTAGGTAATTCTATTCTACCTTGTTTAGATAATATTCTAATAATTCTTTTTAATAATGGATGTATAAATTCAGATTGTAGTCTTCCAAAAGAAGAACCTATCTGTCTTGATAAATCTGCCATTCTTTCAGAAACTTCTGTTGCTGTCATTGGAGTTCCTTCTGGTCTTCCAAGAGCTTCCATGTATAAAGCTTTTTTAATATTCTGCCTCATATCATTTAATACTAATTGAGCTACATCAAAGTTAGATGCAGATTGAATTGCATTTAATCCTCTTGATCCTGGAGCTACTGGTATTAAAGATCCAGGTACTAACGCTATGTTGTCTGGATTAATTACTCCATCATCTTCATAAGTATAAACTCCAGATACTGACATCTGTGCATTTTGTAATATTAACTCAACAGTTAAGTTGCAAGTTTTGATAGCTCCCATTGCATTAAATACTGGGCCTCTACCATAAACTTCACCAGACGCTTTATTCCATCTAAATACTAAATAAGGATTAGATCCTTCTCCAGTATATTCTTCTTCAAATATAACTGCTTTAGGATTATCTAATACTACACAATATTTATATTTTTCTTCATTGTCTTGATAAATTTTATATACAGCTTCTATAATTGTTAATTCTTTTTTTTGTTGAAGCAAATCAAAATTTTCAGGCATTATAGCTTTAGGATATAAAACTTTAATGTGTTCTGGTTTTACTTTTCTAGTTCTATATACTGTATCAATTTTTCCATCTGGGCCATTTAACAAACATACTTTAGGTAATGGTACAGCTGTAAATTTTACAGGATTAACAGCATCACCTTCTTCAACTAACATACATCCAGTACCAACAGCAAGATCCATAAATGCTTCGTGTACTTCTTGATTAAAGTTTGAGTTTTGTAATACTTCAAAAACGTATTCTGTAATTTTATCTAACTGTAAATTAACTTGTGATTTTTGTTCTTCTGGTATTTCAACACCTGCTTGAAAGTCTGCCCATCTTGCAAATGTAGGTACGATACCAGATTGTAATCTTGATGCAAATTCTTGTACACCGACTACAGCAGTTTCATCAAAAATTTTATCAGTTCTTCTTTGTCCTGGCGACTCATCATAAAAAGATTCTCTATTAGGTAAACAGTACTCATAAGCTTCTTCAAACTTTTCTCTCCAATGATCTTTAACAGATACAGCTTCTTTGTATTTTTCTAAAATAGCATTTGCTTTATCTGATGTGTTAACTACTGGTGTATCGTCTATTGTATAATCCATTATTTTTTATTCCATTTGTTTTTAAGTTTTGCAATATAAATTTTTATTTTTAAAATTATTTTATCTATATATTTCTTCATCTAAATCTCTTAGTTTTCGCTTCGATATTTTTTGGTTGTTTAACAAATTGTTTTCCTTTTTTATTTCCACGTGCTTTAGCTGAGTTAGTCGCTGATTTTTCTTTAGCCGTAAGAGCTTTCCAAGCTTTCTTAGGTAAATATCTTCGTTTGCCTTCTGATTTTTTACCACTGCTTGTTTGCCATTTTTGTTTTCCCCATTTACTGAGTTTGTTTGATGAAGACTTAGATCCTCTATAGCCTCCACCTGCTTTCTTATAAATCTTTGTAGCAAGTTGCATAGCCCTAGCACTGTGTTTGCCCCCCATTTTTGCTTTAGCTTGAGCTTTAGCTCTTGCCCATAAAGCAGGTTTAGTTTTTTTTGCAACAGCCATTAAGCTTTTTTCTTATTGTTGTTTGCAAAACTTCTTGCTGCAGCCACACTACCAAAGCCCCAAGCTTTTAATGCTAAAGCTTTTCTAGTTGGTCTGCCTTTACTATCCTTCATTGGTCCTTTCATTCCTGCAAACCTTGCAGCAAAAGAAACCCTTCTAGGATTCTTACCTTTTTTAACTGGTGCTTTTAAGTTAGATCCATCTTTACGTTTAAAGAAAGCTCTACCTCTAGCATTCAGTCCACCTTTAGGATTCTGATAAACCTTTGCTACCATTACCCAAAGAAACCTCTACCACCTGCTTGACCAAATAATGATCTAGAACCAATAATTCCTTTAGCAACTTTACTACTATAAGTTTCTTGTTGTTTTTTTAAATCAGCAGCTCTTGCTTCTTCAGCTTTTCTTGCTTCTGCAATTGCAGGATCTGCTTTTGGTGGTGGTGGTGCTTTTGGTTTAAATATTGAACCCATTATAACTCCTCGTCATCCATATCATCAAAATCATAAGAAGTTAACGAACCCATATTAGCTTCCATTTCTCTTAACAGATCATCTTCTTGATCATGTAAATCTCTCATTTCATCAATGATTTCTTGTACAGATTTTTGTTTCTTTTTAATTTTTGACATTTGGATCCTTACTTTTTTCATTAAATGACTTATATCCTGCTTTTATCAACGCACAATAAAGTTGATAAGGAGTTAGGATATACCATTTATAAAATCCTATTAAACGCATTATAAAAGAAACGCAGGTCATATCTTTAATTCTAAAGAGCTGCCATTGTTCTTTTTCTGGACATCTTAATACTTCATAGTCTTTTAAATAGAATAACATATCTTCAAGTTCTTTTGGACTTAATAAACTATGTTTTATTCCTGCGTGTGTATATTCTAAATGAATCCATAAATTTTTTTCTGGATCAAAATTTAATGCACCACAATGTTTAAAACCTTTTTTTAAAAACTGTAGCCATTCTGGATAAGGATATTCATCTGCTTCGTAGAAATATACTAACCATTCCTTTTGAATATGTCCCATACTTTCCTTTTGCTTACACCTGGTTTTTGAAATACATCCCATTGTTTCTTAGCAACAGTTGGCTGTGTTTGTATTTTACCAGACATCATTGTTCTACCTTCACCAGCTCCCATCATTAAATATTGTAAAGCATCATGAACGTGAGAGTATCTATTCTTTAATGGTTTCTCATCATATCTATCTCCAGATACTTGTAGTCTTCTATAATGATAACCACCATTAAAACCTTTTTTAAGATTGATACAATCAGTACTCATATTAAATCCTGGTGATCCATCTACTAATCTTGCAAGTGTAGAATCAACAGCTTCTATTCTTAAAGCAACATCATTAGATGGTGCAGGTATAGCTTTTAGTCCACAGTTTCTCATAATTTGGAATGGTGTTCTTTCATCTGTTTGAGATCTAAAATCTCCAGCAGGATCTCCATAGATCATAACTTCATATCCTTTATATAATTTTGCAATCTCTCCTCTCAGTAATTCTGAGAATCTTATTACACCCATTTCAAAACAAACAAGTTCATTAATAATATTCCATTTACCTGTTGTAGTTCTTTGACCAAAGACAGCAGCAGGAGTTAATCCAAAGTCAACTCCAATCCATATTGGTTGTCCTGGTATTAAATCTATTTTATTTTTTGTAATGTGTAATTCTTCTTTGAAGCTGTGATATACAGGTTTACCTTCTTCAATAGATCCTAGTTTATTTAAAACATAAACATCTATCCATCCTTTTGTTTTACCTCTAATAATATTTTCATAATATTTTGGGGTTAGGTTTTTTTTATTTTCTGATTTATTGTTATCTTCATATCCTTTTATAAACCCATCAGATCCTTTGTTTTCTAGCAAAGCAGGGGGTTGTGTATAAAAACTCCAGTTGTCTGGTTTGATTAACATTAAAGCTTCATCTCGAGAGATGTGATCTGGTACAGGTACATCTGCTGCCATGATCGGCCACCAGTGATCTTCTTCTGGTGCATTGGTATCAGCTATAACTCCATACCAACTAGCCCCACCTTCTCTCATACTAGGAAATCTTCCTACCCTCATAGTACAAGCATCTATAATTGATTTGGGTATTTCTCTTGCTTCATTAACCCAAACGCCAGTCAATTCTAATGATAGTAATTTCTTAACATCTTCTGGTCTATCAAGAGCTAAAAAGATAACTTCTACATCAAGTTCACCAACTAAGATTCTATGAGTATAAGGAACACTCCAGGCGAAGTTACCCCAAGTATCTTCTGGAAACCAATCTAACCATGTTTTGATTGTTGTAGTTCTAAGCTGTGGATTTGTATTTCTAATTACAGCCCATCTAGATTTTCTTTTACCTTCTGCATTCTTTTTTTGTAATAAAGCTCGTCTAAATATTTCAATACAACACGCTACCGATTTTCCAGAACCTACTGGACCACGCAGTCCTCTAAAGAAGTCTTCTGACTTCATAAACTTTTTTAGAGTATCGCCTTCTGGTTTGTATTTAAAATTAATCGACATTTACACCAACATTTGCTTTTAACAGATTGTATATTGTTTCTTCACCAAAAGCTTCTACAAGTTTATCAGCTTCATAGTCTGTTATCATATGTGTTGGGTAATTTTTTAAATGTACTTTTTTAACAATAGTTCTTAATCTATTTCTATCTTTTAAACTTAAATTATTGAGGAACGACATTTTAATTGTTCTACCCTTTCTAATACTATTTTCAAGATTTCTTCTTCTTTACCATACTTAGCTTCAAATTCTTTCTTAGCCATGTGTATAGAGAAGTTTCCTTGATGATGGTCATGACATAACGGAATTACGTGGAAGTGGCTTGTACGTCTTCCTATGCCAGTTCCAGGGGGTCTTATATGATGTAGGTTAGCTGGTCTTTCGCAAACATAGCAGCCAAGCTCAGCCACCCACCTCATATGCTCTTTTTCTTTCTTTGTCGCCATTACTTCTTTTTCATTTTAGCAATGATCTTTTTTTTCAGAGCTTCTGGTAATGATTTCTGTTTTCCTGTTAACTTGCTTTTTGCAGCAGGTCTTCCTCTTTTTGAACCGTAGGTTCCTTTTCCGTAGGGCATTGTTCCTCCATTACTTGTTCGTATGTTGATCTGCATCCATCTGGTGTTGCAGCACTTGCCATCTGTATTGCTTGTATATCATTTTCGGCTGAATATACAATCTCTCTTTTGAGAGTGTCATCTTGCCATATATTAACTTTGTAATTCATGTTCTCTCCTTTGTTTGTTGGAAGGAAGAACCTTATAGAACTAAAAAAAATTTTGAAACGCACTTAGCAATGCTAACGCCCTTGCCCTTTGTAC